TACCAATAGGACAACCATAAATAGTATTATGATTTATAGTCATATTGTCAGCAGATTGTATTAACAATCCTGCTGTATCGCAAGTATCTATATAATTATAGGCTAGCGTAATAAATCCACTGGTGACCTCTATACCCCATTCGCTATCACGGCAGTAATTCCACATAACATTTACATAGTCACTACTGCCAATATCTAAAGCATTGCCTTGCGCTGATATTAACTCGTTATTCTCTATGAAAGCAGGAGTCGATAGAGTAGCTATTCCTGGTCGGCCAGCAGTACCACTAGTATTATTTGCTTTGCAATTTCTTACATGACTGCCTGGCCCTGTCAGTATACACCCCGAACTTGCCGTACTGTTCAAATCAAGATTTTCTGCGAGATAATAATCACCGTTAAGATAGAGATAATACACTCCCATGTTGAATACAGGGCGATCCCCGCCGCTTGCCGGATTGCCACTAGCATCTACACCGCGCAAAGTTATGCGCGCAGTTGTAGACCCATTCACAGATAGAGTATAATTCGATACCCCGGTAAAATCTCCGCCGTCGCCATAAAACAAATATATATCGCCAGCAGAGGCAGTTGCAAGATCGGTAATAGCTTCTGCGAGAGTGAAAGCATTGGCTTTGCTGTCACCACTACTATCGCCTCCGCCTGCAACAGTCACATGAAATGTTGCCATTACTTAATTACCTCTTCCCGCCTCTTTATCTTGATAATAGACTCTCCATCAAGAGTAGCAACAATATCTTCGGGACGCTTGCTAATTCCAAATTTGTCGTAAAGTTCTTTTGCTAGTGGTTCTATAATAACGCCATCTACTCGCAGCCATTGCTCACCATCCGCCTCAACTGTAATATGCTTATGGGTACAGCCAGCACCTACAGTGTTTCCAGGCGCTACATACACATTATCTAAATTACAGCCCTCGAATGTAACCCCAGTCATAGCCTCCGGGAAGATATGCGAGTCGGGTTCTTCGCATCCAAAAGAACTACCAACTATCGTTCCGCTTATATCCTTAGTGTACCGTAGTGGCAGATAAAATATGTATACCGCTTGAGTGCCATGTCTTATGTTGCCTGCCTCCCATAATACGTTAATCTCGATTTTCCCATCAGCTATCAACCACCGAGTGCGAGTATCCTGTTTAGCAATCGTGTAATCAGGCAATATGGCTACATCAGCATCCGCTAATAATCCTACAATATCAGCCGGTATTGTACCTGCATCCAACGCAGTTCGCAGTTTTCCCAGCGTCCGGAATATTTCCACTCCCCACCGAAAACCTTTGTGCGAATATTTCTCACTTATAGCCATTCTCTCGTTTTTCTCCGCTTAGATGTCTTACGCCTGCGAGTCTTACGCTTCCCGCTATGCAGCAACCACATTACCAGTGTCAAGCATCACCTTATGAAGATATACACCTCGCCTGTATTGCTATTTCCAGCGTTGGTGATTGCTACTGTCAACGTGCTGGCTACAACAGCACCCAACGAGGTGGATAGCACATGCTCAGTATTCGTTTCGTCCCGATTCAAACCACCAGACATGAGAACGTCAATACTATTGCCATCATTAGCAGCCACATCATAATTATCGTCAGGTTGCGTGCCGCCAGTTCCTGGCACAGTGGTTAAGCCCAGAATCTTGCCAGTGAAAGACTCGGTTGTTGCCCCGCTCACTGCGCCAGTAGCATCATCAGCTGTCCATGCGGCTTTTATGAGCTTGACGCTTTCATATGTTATATTTGTGAAGACCATCGCGCTGCCAGCCATTATCTAACTCCTGGGGAGTATAGGGGCAAGATCTCTCCTGCCCCTGTTGATATTCAAACTATGCCGTTAGCGCACCTTATGATACAACGGCTCCATTTTAGCGTTTACGCTGCTGATACGGCACCAATTAACGCACCTGTCTCGCCATCATCATTGACCTGATAATTTTCAAATAACGACAACGCTCCAACGGTGTTTATACCTGTAAGCTCGCCGTCTGTCGCTATGCGGATAAAGTTATTAGCCAGCCACCCAGTTGCAGCAGCGAAGCCCTCAATCCCTACATCTACGGCATTGGCATTATTAAGCCGACAGCCTTCTATACGCACATTAACTACCGCGGCGGACATATCAATATTAGCGGCTGCAAAGTCACCTTCTGACTCAAGCCCTAAGATACGCACATTAGATGCGGCGGCCATCGTGATAAAGCCGGTATTGCCTGCGGTGGCTGTGCCTTTATTGATACAATTCTCAAGCGTGAAATCATCAGCATCGGCAGAAAGCGTTATCCAATGCAAGGAATTATCCGCTCCCAAGTCGATAAATTCACAATTCTTGATCGTGATATATGCCGCTGTAACAGGTATCCCGACGACCATAGCATCAATGTCGCAGACAAAACGCACGTTTTCAATGGTTGTGTTTGCCGCTGCCATTGTCATAGTGGCAGAGTCTATCGTTGTGAAAGTGATAGTAGGCTTGGATGATCCTGATCCCAGACCTTTCACTGTGACACCTGCGATATCACAAGCGATACCAGCGGCTCCGGTTACGTTCTCCACATGCCCGGGCATGAGATACACTATGTCGCCATTGTTGGGGGTCAGTATATCCAGTGAATAAGCAAGAGCAAGGCTTGCCAATGGTGACTCTGGATTGCGCCCATAACTATCGGTTGAGCCAACGCCAGAAGCTCCTGCGTCTACGAAGAAACGATTTCCTGTCGTAAGACTCTGATCTTCTATGGCGAACATGCCGCCTGGTTGCTGGTTTACAAAAAGTCCTGTTTTCGCTAATTGTCCCATTATCTATTCTCCATTCCGGGGTCGGTTCTATACGGAGTCCCGTGTGAGGATTATTTTTTGACAACCGCGCCCTTGAGTTGCTTATCAACAGGCGCGGTGTCTATTTGCTTGAGCTTGCGCTTTAGACTGGCGTTTTCCTTTGCGAGTTTCTCGATCTTAGCATCTCGCTTGTCGTCTTTTACATAAGGCTCAACGATCTTACGGCTGAGCAAATCCTCCGTGATGAAGGGGACGAACTCGCATACGTCCCCAATACTTGAGCCTTGCCATGGTTTCAGAAATCTAACTTGCATTTTCCTCTCCCCCGTTTTTATTGCTTAATCAGTTTTCTGCGTTCCCAGCGTACTGATTGCAGGATATGCGCGGATTCTCGGATTGAAGAGATTGCATATGGCCACTCCCTGAGTCTCGGAAGCACTGGCGTCGGCAAGTAAGACTTGGAAATGATCAAAGTCATTATCGCCATCAAGCATCGTATCATCTACCATGATCGCATAATGCTTGAAAGTGATAGCCAGCGTATTGAACGTATTTGACGTGGTAGTCATCTTCAGCGGCACGTCCTCGTCTGAACCTGTCCCATCTGCCGAAGCGGTCGCTCCAGAAGTGCCACCCGTTATGGTTTCCGTATCCGTCCACGTTGTTGAGCCAGTAATCGTAGCAATCCAAAGATGATCAGAACTGATCTCTTTGACAATGGCAGTGTTTCCAGAAGTACCACCAGTGATGGTTTCCTCAAGGCTGAAATTGGCAGCGCTCCTGCCAGTAAAAGCCAATTTCTGACCATACTGGAAATGATTGGCAAAGGCCAATGTCTTGGAACCTGTTCCGCTGGCATCTGTTGCCTGCAGCAAGGTTACTGCACTGGTAGCACCAGCAAGATCACCGATCAGGATGTGGACTATACCAAGCCTGTGATCCGCCAATGAGATCCATGGTGAAGTAGACGCCCCTTCGCTAAGGTCCTCCGGCCCGATGCACTGCACCGAGGGGGTCAGTAGGTTGTTTATGCCGTATTCCATTTTTTTATTTCCTCCGTATATAACCAGATTGCGTACTGGTTTATGCTCTGGCTGCGATAGTCACAAAAGGAGCCTGAGAATCGCCATATGCCGGCTTGAACTCAGACGGCCACCAGGGTTGTCCATCCATTGCTGTTATAGCTCTGAAGGCTGTATCTCCAAAGTTGAAATACAGATGGATACTCTGCTCAGTTTCCAAACCTGCACCACCAGAAGGCTCGCCTACGAGATACCCACCACCCCAATCGGCAAGAGTAACGTCGCCAGCATCGCCCACGATAGGCATCTGACCATTGAATTTAAGTGGTATTCCCAGCAACGAAAATACAGGTTTGCCCTGTATCTGCTGATTCACCAAGAAGATACCTGATCCGCCAGTGCCAACCACGACAGAGAGTTTGCCGAGTGCCGGTAAGGCCGTTTTGTTAGCCATAAAGGTTCCATCGCCAATATCCCCGTCGGCGCTATAATGCCTTGCTACTTGATCCAGGATGTTGTCGTAGATATATGTATCAGCGACCTGACTGTCAGCTTTTGGTATTTCGAGCTTATGCCCGCCATTCTGCAAGATGCCCTTCGGCTGCTTCACACCAGTTCCGCGAATGAAGCCACGGGAAAGTGCCGTAGATAAGCTCTGATCAAACATTCTGGACAGAATAGGCTCTATACTGACAGCAGAATATTTCAGCAACTCCCACGTCACGCGCACCTGTGCAGCCAGCTTCCTGAGATTCAGCTCAGTCGTGCCAAAAAGGGCGTTAGTTTCGGTAAACGCTTCCGACTCACCTTCCCAGTAGAACTGCCCATTTCCCGCTGTTTTGCCTTGACTCTCATCGAATCCGTCAATAAACGGTATCACAGCTTTGCCTGTTGCCATCGGGATTACGGTGGCGTTAGCCATAATTGGGTTGTCGGCTCTGGCACGTTCCATTATCCGCTCGATGTATTCGGCTGGAATAAGCGTCCCACCTGTTGCCGGGTCGCCTGCTGCTTGGTTCGCCTTGAGCGTTTCGCGCCAACGCTTCAACTCTGGCGAGGTCGCCTCTCGGTTCGGACCTTCGGTGGCCAACTTAATCATGAAATCATCCATCGACTTAAAATCATGCTCTAGCTGACCCTTTGGCTGCGGTTCCCCCTCCAACAGTGGGGCCTTCTCGGGTTGTTTCAGATGCGTCAACAGAGTCGAAAGAGTCCCTTCCATCTCTAGTTTTTTTGCTTTCAGCGTTTCCAGCGTCTCGCCTTGATAGTCGCCTTCGGATACTTCCGACTCGACAACTTCAACAGCGTCGTCTATTGTAGCTATGCCCTTCTCAGCCACTGCCGCTATCTCGGCAAGCTTCCGGTCGTTTTTATCTTTTATCTTCTTCAGTAACGCTCGTTCTTCATTGGTAAGCATTATAAGTACCTCGTATTAGTTTGCGTTGATTATCGTCTCGTTCCCACCGCTCGCTAATGCCTCCAGTCCCTTCGCCTAATATCTCCACCCCGCTAAGGGCTAATATCTCCAGCGTCGTTACCTGGCATCTCTACGGGCTTATAGCTGGTCTATAGAAAATGGCCTGTCTCGACCAGCAATTCCTCAGCCGCCGTCAATGTTTGGTCATCTTCGGCAGTTTGTTTCTCCTTATCGTCTAACTCCAGTAGTCTCCGCGCTAACTCTGGCGTGATCTCTATCTCATCTTCAGCGGCTTCTCTCAAGTCCGCTTCGTTAAATAGCTCCTTCGTTTGCGTACTACTTAACCCGGCCACGAGTTCCATCTGGTCGCTCATCTGGATCAGACTCTCCAACAAGGCTTTCCCTATGCTGATCCCCTCGTCTTCGGCTATGCCGTGCGAGTATTCCACCAGGTGATAGATATGCGCTCCGGAGAAGCTGTCTGTGCTGTCTACCAACACATCCAGTATCTTGGCGTCTATATCGCCAGCCCATAGCTTAAACATCTCTTTACGTTGGCCAGCGTCCGGGAGATCGAACAATAGAATATGATGGAACCTGCCCGGCCGGTCTATGAGAGCCTTCGGCAGTCTATCAGGATGGTTCGTGGTCAATATGGTCATCAAACCCTTGTTTTGTTTCAGCCCGTCCAATTCGGTCTTGAGTAGGTCTTTATCCAATGACGTGTCCACATCTTCCATGAACAGCACTGTGGGAGCCAGCTTCCTGGCCATATCGAAAGCAAGCGCAAGAATACGATCAGGCAACCCGTACATAAAGTCTCTCGCTGATACCCAGATAAAAGTGCTCTCGGTATCATTCATTATGGTACGACCAGCTTTTGTCTTACCAGTCCCGGGCGGCCCCACGAACATGAGTCCACGGCTATTGCCATCTGATTTCTGGGTGACCTTCATGGACTTCTGTATCGCCTGCCTGTCCTTTTTGGCAAGCACCAGGTCGTCCCACGAGTCGTCTGTATCACCCAGGAACTCTCCAGACAAGGCGAACTTCTCACCCTTGAGCATATGATTGTTATCGGCTTCGGCGTGTACAGCATTCATGATCTCGTCACTCTTGGCTTCATTTTCCGTGCTGGTTATGATGGCAAATTCTAATCCATACCATCCAGGAGTGAAGTCTTTGACCAGAGCCATTTCGTTATCATGACAATATTCGCTTCCGTTGACCAGAAATTGCTTCCGCTTTTCTGAATTCAACTGGATATATGACCTTGTTGGTGGTGATTCCTTGCCTTCATATGAAAATCTACGCGTGTCGTCAACGGTCATATCAGCAGTCACTACGCTGATAGCTTCCAGGTAAGTCCCAATCAGCGGGGATGGAATATCGTAAGTATTGACGTATATCTCTTTGACTTGGCACTCAAGGAATTTGGTGAATAATTCATATCGGAATACTGTGTTAGCCTCGTCATATTCTGCGATGTTGAAAGACTTTGGCAGGGTTCTATTCCACATGCCGTTTGCTTTGGTCATGGTCTTACCCGTATCGGTATCATCGGTTTCTATTGCATTGGCATCTAACAGATCCCCCAGTGCCGTATGAGCCGTCGTTACGGCACTTAGCGTCTTCTTTGATAATGTGCGTCCTTCTTTTATGACTGTACCCACCAATGCCTCGCCAGCATCATCAAACTGCACCACATCCAGCCCCGCTATGGCGAAAGTATCGCTTGTAATGCCATCAGTGCCCGACTCTTCTGGAAGTGTATATGTTGCCGCCTCGCTTGCAAGCAACAATCCCTTTTCAACAGCCAGGGACACAGCAAATGGATTTGACGGGACCATAACTTTTGAGTATTCAAGCAAGATAACCTTCGTGAATATACGCTTTACACCTTCGATCATGTCCTCAGTGGCTTCTCTGCCTTTTAGCTTGAGAAATGCGGTCGTCCGCTTTACCCACGAATCATATACCTTATCCCAGCCTTTGTCCTGCGGCTCCACAAAAGCAACAGGAATAAAGCCTATCGAGTCGCCTATAGGCATATCCTCGATTGACCAGTGGTATAATTGGTCTGCCAGCGGATTTGCCTTTTTCGATGCAAACTGCGTGCTGGCCAGAAGCGAATGTATCTGCTCAACTGCTGCTTTCTCGTTAGCATTGAAGATGATCCATTGATTTGAACCTATCCCAATCTCGTTATAGAGATGACTTCTCAAGACTATCGGCAACTCCCTGTAGTCATCCATCATTACGCCTTCAGGAAGTATAGCCTCGCTATCCCTGTCCTTCGCTATTGTGCTGATATAGCTCTGTACAAAACGCCCTGTATCTTCGGCGTCAGGTTCACCCTTCTTATGTATATCGCATACAAAGTCCTTCAATACAAATTGAGCATTATCCACGCTCAAGCCAAAAACTTGCTTGGCTCGTTGCGCCACAGCCTCCGCAACTTTCATCACGCTGGATGCTGAGGCTTCCTTGTCTGCGCTGGATGCTTCGCCAAGTTGCGCCATAAATGCGTCAAGTGTCAAGTCCATCATATCACCTCTAATTGCCCGGCTACAGGAAAGAGAAACGCCCGACCAAGAGCAAACCTCTCCTGTAGTCGGGCGTTTCATGTATATTCAGTTGGGTTAATTGTCTTGTGTCACCCCTACGATAACCGGCGCAACAGAAAAAGAAAAACCGGCGAAGGAAAAACTCATCCTGCTGCGCCGGTTATTTTATATTGAATTAGATTGTAGGTCAAACTTCTACATTGCCACCTGCTTAATGACAAGCACAAAATTTCGCATCATCTGGAAGTCCATGCTCAACTTTCACATGGTAATCCGTTCTGTCAATAAATGCGAAATGTACGAAATCTGCTGGCATTTCCAATATTGCTCTTCTCATGCCGCCTCCGTTGAATCAATCTGATTGTCACTTGATATTTGTACCATTTCCGCAAGGTCTCTGACTAGCTCGCGAGCATCCGCGAGATCCAAACATACCTGATCTGGGTATGGCTTACCCGTCTTCAATACTCGCCAACAATGTCTCAATTTTTCTTTCAGCGTATACTTGTTACCGCCTTGATGCCAAATAGATATTTGATATTCGTCATTAGTGTAACGCTCCCCAGTCTCTGATAACCATTCTAATCGCTCTATATGTATAGCCTCAGATCCACAGTTGCATTTATATGCCTTCACGCCGCCTCCTTGAGCTTTCCAGCAGTTTCCGTACAACGGCAATTTATCACGTTTCCTGGCAATCCACTTGGATCATGGGGATGCAATAGCCCATTACTATACCGCTTGTTTAATTTCCGTTCCTGCCCGTCTATCCTATGCTGAACTCTTACATTAGCATCCCGGCTGTCTATCCATATTTTCGTCTCAACTATTTCACTGGCAACATACGCCTGATGCGTTCCGTTGTTGGAAGCCCCCACGATCTCTGTCCGGGCTATCTTATCTGTCCGTGAGCCACGGTTAATATCGAACACGCCAGCGATGCGCTTGCTTATCTCCGGTATACCTTCGCCAGCGTCAAAGCCCTTTATCAGAGCACGCTTGAGCTTCTCTCGCGTCTCTTCGTTTATCCCTTTGACGCTATCAAACACTCTGTCTTTCAGGAACTTCCGCGCCGTTGGGTTGGTGACGTTGAACGCACCTTCTAAGCCTATCTCTACAAATGCGGCATCGCCAGCTTCCTTGAATGCTTCGGTAACGAATGGTTGCATAACGACCGTGAATGGTTCCTGCCACGCCGAAGCTGTGTATATCTGGTCAACAAATTTCTCGGCTTCTTCGCTGGCTTTGAAGATAGCCTCGTTGTCCTTAAACAACATATAGACGATTGACTTCTCCGCATCGCTGGTGTCTGGTATACGCTTGCCTTTCAGCTTGGCCAGCACAGCCTTCTCCTGCTTCGTAAACACCGTCTGCAACTTAGGCTTGAACTTATCCTCGGTCTTCTCTGTGCGCTTCACAAAGACGTGCCATTTCGCTTCAAGGTCGGCTTCTTCCAGAGCCATGAGCTTGACTGCCGTTGTGACTATGAGGTTGTTGATATTAGTTGTCATTATAATGTCTCGGATGACTCATTGACTGCTTCCGTATAGCCGCCTAATGCATTGCCCACGCCTTCCAACTTCTGCAAGATTATCTCCGAACTCTCGCCGCATTCATCCGGAGCAAACATGATAGTCAGATAAACGCTGTCCCGCTTCCAACACAGTCAACCGCTCTTGGAGTTCGGTATTCTCTGCTTTGAGTTTGGCTAATTCATCCTTGCGCCTGGTATTCTCAGCGTCAGTAATAAAGACGCCGTTTATTGTTTCAATTGGCGGCGGTCTTCTACGCTCCGCTTCTTCTGCGACATCTTCCGGCTGCTCTTCCGCTGGTTTATCTACAAAGCGGATGCCATCGTTATAATGGCATCGTATTGTCTCCATGCCCACTGTAGCCCAATACCCATGTGTATCATAATCAGCGATATATCCCTTGCTTGCATGACCGATTACCACCACCCGATCCTGCTCCCAAGCTATCCTCACTATCTCTTTTGTCGTCTTGCCCATCTCTCCCCCTCAATCGCTCATAGTGGTCTGAAATGCTACCTTATGTCCTTTGCTGAATAACTCCCGTATTGCTTCTGGCGGCTCGCACGCGAATTGCCTGCCTAGCCAACTATTATATTCTCGATCATATCGTATATATAACTCCATGAACCGTATGTCAGTCGTACACTTCTGGGGGTCATTCGCTTCAAGCCATAACTCCATATATCTATAATCGCTACTTGACTCAGCTCTCGTTACACCCCACACGAACAATACAGAACATAAAGTCGCACAGCTTAGGAATGTAGCCATCCAGCAAAACACGCTCATCCCTTCAAAGTACCTATTCAACACCAAGAATATGCTACTCAATCCAGCTAATGTTCCCAGAATATATATCATCACGCCTCCCGCTTCTCTCTACGCTTCTCTCTAGCCCGTTCCATTATCAGGTTCACCTGGTCTGCCTGGGCATCTACGTCCTGCTGGCCAACCATGCTAAGTGGGACTCTACTGCTGTCAACCCACGGCTCCGATGATAGCCCACCAAGCGGCTCTCTGCCATCTCGTACGCGAATCTCATCAGGGGTCGTCGCTCCATACTTCAGATAAACGCTGTCCCGCTTCAACTGGAATTGTTTGTCATCCATCACAGGATTGTCAAACGCGATGATGATATTGTCGTTAAATTGTGGGGATAATTGAGCATTCAACGCCTCTGTCATAAGTACACAAAATGGCAGAGTAGACATCAATGCAAACTGCGTCAGTGACGTTTCCAATCCTGCTCTCGTGCTTGATTGGCTTGTCATCATCGACTCAGGAACGCTGAAATTGCGTAACATCTCGCGCATCAACGTTTCCCTGGCGTCGTGATAGTCCAGTTCCCTGGGAGTCATGCCCAATGGCTTTGGTTCGACGTTCTCCATTACCATCCACTTACCGGCGTTTTTCACACCTACATAACCAGTCGTGAATTCTTTGCTCAACTTCTTGCGCTGTTCCGGAGCAGTCTTGCTAGTTGTGCTAAGAATGCCACCAAGATTAGCATCGTTCTGGAATATCTTTTGCTCAAACTGTTGTATGTTCTCTGTCAAATTGAAAGCATCAGCAGCCCCCGCGACATCGCCTCTGCCATGAAATTGATAGCTTGCCCCAGGAGCGTATAGCCTGAAGTGGATCACATCTTCCGGCGGGAATACAATTTCTTTCATACCCCGCCTATAGACATACTCTTTGACTAATACATTCTCATCAGGCCGGATCCGCATATATTCTGCTGGTGCTATCCAGATAGCCGATGGAACGCCGATCTTGTTCCGCAACAACAACCAGTAAGCATCGCCAGTGAGCGACATGTACGCTCCCGTAACGAACTTCAACCCGAAATTGTCCCATGCGCTATTGACGTTTCTAAGCAGGTCAACCAGGGGATGACCCCCGACTATTTCTTCCAAATCGTTAGCTTGTGCCAGCGGAGTTCCTGGCGTCGCCTTCGAGATCATTTCTTTCTTGCGATGCTCAGACACTTCCCGTACTTTGGTATACTTGAAATTAGATTTGACGTTAGGTTCCTTCGTCTTGTAAACCCGCAACGGCGTAGTCGCCAGAGCGTTGCTAATTAGTTTGACCGAGGCATGTATGTTGCGCTTATTAGCCTTTATCTGAAATATTGGGTTGTCCGGATCAATCACCGTGCCGCTGATCCCTGTCATCATATTGACAAAGCCCAGTATGCCATCATGCGAGCCATCAAAGCGGATAGCCTTCTGGCCACCGAACATGCCGCCGAAGAGCGGATCCCAATACCGCTGGCGCAAATTATCAACACCTACTGTAAATATGCCTTTGTCCATGCTATCCTTTACGAAGTCTATGTATGCGACATTTCACAAACAATACCTTGCATCCCCAATAAAAGGCGCTCATTAACATCCGCATTAAACGCCACCCTTTATGATACCAGTGTATATTACCGAATGTCAAGGCATCGTCTTTGACTTTTTTAATTCTATATTTTTCGTCAACACCTGCAACCCCTGATACAACGAGAATATCGCCACGCTTAAAGCCTGTCATGTTCTCTGAGAATACAGAACCTTCTACATGCTTGCGTTTACGAAACTTTGGCATAGCTGTATCCCTCACAAAACCCAAATGGCTGGCTTGTCATCATCATGGAAGCGAGAAAATAATGCGTATCTCTCAGCATCCTGAAGATGGTCATTTTCTTTCACAGGATCTTCAAGGATATTGCCATTCTTGTCTTCTTTTCTGCGATACTTCTTCTTTTCCCAAAGATGATTAATGCTTGTAGTCAATATCTTTGAGCGCTTAGTATTCACACAATCGATACCAGCTATAACTGAATTGTTTGCTGGTTTGATATTGAATCCAGCGTCATATATTTCATCTATGAACTCCGGCTCTGACGGATCGGCAAATATTTCATCATTCTTGTCTATATCCAGTTCTTCCATCCTGGCTATTCTGGAAACATTTTTTAACTCGCTTTCATATATGAGTTCCTTCTCATATACTTCGCCATCTTTCAGGCCTATCATGATCAGTGCAGTTGGTTTGGCATAGCCAAAATCCATTCCATAAAACACTTCGTCAAAATGTTCAGGCCAATCAGCTTCGCTTATCTCTTCGTAGTTGACATATATACGCTGTGCCAACGCAGTCCATAACCCTTGATCGTATATACTGTATCGTGCGGGGTCGCTTTCCTTTAGAGCGGTAAGCATGGCGACGTATTGATCGTCCACCCATTTGTTGTTGCGCCAGGTGGAGTGAATGGCAGTGGCATACATTTCAATCTCTTTCTTCAACTCTTCTATAGTGATGGTTTTCATGACTCGGAAGCTGTTACCGTTATCCCATGATTCCAGTTTGGGGGATTTTTCTGAATCAAAGAACTCATCATTGATCCAGCTTGCATCATCCATTGGATTGAATGTCATTATAATTTGATAATAGCTAGGAGCCTCGCCCCGAAGCCGGAGATCGAGTTGCCTGAAATCGCTTAAAGTGAACTGAGTCGCCTCTTCCATCCAGACCCCCGTTATATTCTCAATCGACTTCACCTTCTCTGGGTCATCAAGCCCGCCACAGGATATGAACTGGCCACCAGGCCAGGTATAGGATAGGTCTGTTTTGTTGGATGTGATTCCTTGTAGATCCCAGAGGTCTAGATATGTCTTGAAAAGAGCAAAAACCGACCGTTTTACATCTGGCGACGTCTTCCGTAAACACAAAAAGCCCTCATGATAACCGTTCATCGCTGCTTTTTCGATTCTCACGAGGATCTTCTGAGCTACTTCGTGACTCTTGCCGCTGCCGCCACCGCCGTATGGTAATAAATATCGGTCGTGGCATTTTGTCAAGTCGAAGAATTGGGAGTTGGTCGTCTCCACCATATCTATTTCCACTAGATGTCATCCTCAGTAAGTTTATTTCCGAAATTGAATGAAATGGCAGATCCACTTAATTGCGCATGACTATCTGCCTCGCCCATCAGGAGCAAATCTGCTTTAATTAGTTTCTCAAGTGACGTTATCATGCTCGCCATGTCTTTGGGATCCTCGACTGAAAACTTTATTACACTTTCTTTTTTCCCTGTCTTTGGATTCTCTTTTTCGATGATTGCTGAATTTATCAACGCCTTGATGGGCTGTAGAGCCAACCTAATATCTGCTCGATAATCTGCCTTCGTATTAACTATGGCATCGTTGGTTTTCTCTTCGGTTTTCTTGTTTATCTCAAGGTCGCGCTGG